CCACCTTCACCTATTTGCTGGTCTGCAATAGAAACAAACCTACGTCCGCCTTCAATCAAACTACCCAGCAAGGACGCTAATGTGCCTGAAGGTTCCTTGAATGGCAGAGGGATGATAGAGTTACGGATGTCGCCACCTGGTGCATCAATGTCACGAAACTCTCCAGGGGCTAACGGCTCGTCATCGTTGCGAATCCTGATACCGCGTGCCTTGAAACCAGACGGTAGATTGGCAAGTGTGCCTGCATCTATCAACTGACGAAGAATGCTAGTCGCTGCACGGCCTAGTCCGCCAATCATATGTATCAGGCCAAAGCCATAAAAACCTAGACCAGGTAGGAACTTGTAGTGCACAAAATACTGACGCTTGATTTTGGCTGGGTCGCCTTGGTCGTAGTTCCTGATGATTGACAGAATCTCACCAGAACCGTGGTCTAGCGTTACAATGTAAGGCAGTTTGATGCCTGTTGGCACGCCGTCTGGACCTGCGTCCTCAAAACCCTCAAGGTCTAGGTCAACGTGAAACTCAAGAATGGTGTGCGTGTCATCCTTGTATCCACGGCTTACGCCCTCTATTTCGTCTACCTTATCCTTAACGATATCATCCATTTCATCGTCTGCGGATATCTCTACATCTCTATAAACACCTGCAACCTGTAGTTTGCGAACCTGATTGTCATCCATTCGCAGTACATGCGTAACACGGGGCGAAGTGGCTAAATCAGTAGCAGAGTATGGCACAACCAAGTCTTCGGCTGGTACAAAGGCGGATACAGCACGGTTCTTGGACTGGTCAAAGTATACTTTCTTGAATGTAGAACCAGACAAGGGCAGATAGAACAACATCTGGTCTGTGTCAGGGTCAAACTCCTCCATGACCTCAGTAATCTGATAGTTCATGAAGTTTTTAACGCGGCTTGCCTGCGCTTCTTTTTCAGCCGTCTTTGAACCTATAACCTGTGTTTTTACAGGACCGCCAGCAGGCAACAGTTCCTTGTAAGACTGCGCTTGAAACTGTGTGACAGACTCAGCAATAAGCGGATGGGTTACACCAGATGCACCCTCAAACGGCTGTGTGCGCTCCTGATACTTGATACCAAGAAGATCTAAACCTTTTGTGTATGCCTCTTTCCACTCTTCTCTTGATTCCTTGTCATCTTCATAAGCGGCACGCAAATCGCTGGAAATCTCACCAAGAACACCGTCATCTATGACTTCTGCCAAGTTGGCATCATGGTTGTACGGTTCGGCCTCGACAGCCATGCCATCTCCGTCTTCAAGTCCGCCCATAAGAGCCTGTATCATGGCACTGCCATCAGGCTGTTGCATAACCTCCGCGCCACCAGCAAAGTCCTGTGGTTGCGGAACTTCTACGCTCATTCCCTCTGGAGCTTCAATACCAGAGTCCGTCAAGCTGCCCATAGGCTGTGGAGGTATCGCCATTACTTAGTCTCCTTGCTACCCTTGCCTGTCTTTTTGGTAGACTTTATTGTTCTAATCTTAACTTCAGGCTTTGGTTTCATATAAATACCTTTGGTGTACTCATTCAGGATGTGCGCACCAAGGTCATATTTGAAAGGATCGCTGGACATCAGAAGCTCCCTTTAAAATCACCTAAATCAACTACACCGCCGTTACGAAACTCACCCGTAGTCTTTTTCTTTTTACCAGACGCAGGCATTCTAGTGTCTTTGGATTTAGGACGTTCAATCGGTCCTCCAGTCGGTACTCTAGCACCTCGTGCTGCTGCAGCCGCTGCTTTAAATTGTTCAAACGCAAGTTCTTCAGCTCTTTCTTTAGCCGTTTTTGCTCTTTCTTCTTGTTGCTTCATAAACTTTTTAGCAGCAGCCGAAAGACCTTCCTGTGCTGCTTTTTTATCTTTCTCATTCATCAGTAATACTCCTTCTTCCTAGGATACCAGTCGGTGTTGTCGTTCTCGCCCTCTAGTTCAAGAAAGCCGCCCTGCCTAAACCGTATCAAAGCCATCGTCATGCTATCAACAAAATCGTCATGCTCTCCATGTGGAAATGCAAGACATTCTTCAATAACCTCCTCAGAAAACTTCTGTTCAGGTGCCCACACCATCCCTGCTTCAAACAAAGGAGCAACTGTGTGCATACGCGTTATCTTATCACGACCTTTGCTTGGTGTATAGTTCATCACAGGTATACCTGCTGCACGCAACTCGTCCGTCAAAGGCTGACCCGTGGCCTTTGCCTCGATAATCACCATGTCTGGTTCCCAATATTCGTACTCTTCTGCCGCTACAACCTTGAGTTCTGGGAAGTTCCAGCGGCCTCTGTGCGCATCCATCAGGATGACGTTGTCGGTTCCTGTCTCTTCGTTTGTGAAAACGCCCCATGTCGTAATAGCAGAGTAGTCGGCAGTTTCTTTTTTGCTGAACGCCGTGTCATATGATTGAATGATGTACTTCACAGGCGGGATTTCTTCCTTCTCCCACATCATCCACCACTCTTTCTTGACGATTGCGCCCTCTGTAGCCGTAGGGTTTTGCTGCCACTGCGCATTCCATTTTGCTAAAGGCAAAGATGCCTTGACCTTCACCAGATCGTCTTTGTTCCAGAACTCAGGCCACAGGGGCTTGTCAGAAGGTAGTATGGCAGGAAACTCTATGACCTCCCACTCGTCCGCCATTGTGTCTGTGCCCTGCATTTTTATGACCTGACCCGTCAAATCCTTCATGCCCCAGCGTGTCATAACGATAATTATCGCTCCACCAGGCTGTAAACGCTGTCGAGGACCTGATGTGTACCACTCAAACGCATTATCAAAGGCTGTAGACGACAAAGCGTCCTGTTCCGAGTGCGGATCGTCAATAATCAGCAAATCTGCACCGCGTCCAGTCATTGCAGCACCCACACCAGCGGCAAAATACTCTCCACCAACGGATGTTCCCCACCTTCCAGCGGCTTTATCGTCTGATTTTAGCTTTGTATCAGGAAAAACAGTGCAATAATCGGGCGTATCAATCAAATCTCGCACTTTTCTGCCAAATCTGACCGCTAATTCGGTGTTATGGGTGGCCTGAATAATTTTTAGCTTCGGATTTCGCCCCAAAAACCACGCTGGCATCAAATATGACGCAAATTCTGACTTAGAATGACGCGGTGGCATGTTCACAATCAGCCTTTTCAGCTTGCCTTGCGCCACTTCTTCTAGTTTTTCAGCGATTATGCGGTGGTGACGACCCTCAATGAAGCCGTCATACACATGATGCACAAACGGCATGAACTCTTCACGAGCTTGTTCTCGTATGTGCAGCTTTACATTCTGTTGTTGCAGAGCAAGTATCTCACGAGCTACTTCCTCTGGTATTGTTTCAAGACTCATTTCTATATGGCTGAAGAACAAACGGATTTATATCGCCAACCTGTTGTGGTGTATAGAAGGGTGAGAAGCGGGTATCGCCCACACCTGAACCTGTTTGAAAACCTTCCCCCTCTTCTTGACCCGTTGGCTGGCACACACCGTCAACCATCTTGTAACCAGGTGGACATGGATCCATTGGAGACTTAGGCGCAGTGGCAGAACCGCCTCCGCCGCCAGTCATTAAGCTAGACGGCTGTGATGGAGCACCAACGGTACTGCCGTCTGGCATAGTAACATATAAGGGGTTTCCTTTGTCATCTGTTGTAAGCCTGCCACCTGCCTGAACAGCCTTTGTCATATCTCCAAGACTGCCAAAACTTGGTAAACCTGCTTTATCAGTAAACAAACTTGGCTGTCCAGTTATCCCTCGCACAAGCGCACCAATAGGACTAAACCGTTCTAACTGTTGACCCGCCTCAACAAGCGGATTGTTAAAGTAGTCCGCAATCTTTTCCCCTAAAACGTTAACGTCCTGACGACCACGCTCATCTAAAAAATTATCGCTTAATGCTGATACAACTTCAGCGTCACGATCCACTCCTTGCGAAGAAGCCATAATTTGATCAGCTAGTTGCTGATCTGTCACAGTGTCTGGTCTTGAAACACCAAACTCAGCCGTGTTCCCAACACCTGAAACAAAAGCTGGAGAACTCCTAGTCGCCTGCGCACGAGCATCGTCAGTAGTATCAAGAGTCGAGATTCCAGAACCAAGAACGTTTTGTGCTGTTGCACCCTGCGCACGAGTAATGCCTGTCATGGCGTTGATAGCGTCAATCGCCGCCGCACGGTCCCGCTCCCTTTGCTGACCAGCCTCAATCTCTGCCTCTGTCTGTGCAAAAAGATTAGCTTGTTCAGCACGCGGCCTGTCCGCTGCTGCTATTTCTGCAACTGTCATCGGCCTGCTGAAATCAGGTAGTGGGTCTCCCATCATCCGAGCAGTCTCAACAATCGCCTTTTGTTCAGCGGTCAGGTTCTGTAACGGAGAAGCAGGAGGAGACAAGTTGAAAGAATCATCTAATGACGC